AGTAAATGTATCGACAGTTTTCTCCAATTCCTTATTGATATCTTCCCAACTATCAATTTCATCCCTCCTATCGATTGCTGCTGCCTTTATTTCATCATCAAGACGTTTCTGTTCTTCGGCTTCCTTCACCTTCAGTGCGGCCATTTGATTTTCAGCGGTAAGAACCCAAGTCAATCTTTCAATGTAAAGATCACTCATGCCTTCAGCATGTGCCGTTTCTATTTCCCGCTCATCACTCAAAGCATCAGCAAGAGCAGAGGCTCCTATAGTGTTACCAGCAGCACCATAGGCCCTTACCACTAAATCTTCCATTTGTATAGATGATGCTCTGATTGCTGCATGAAAGTCTTTGGCACCTTGAATGGCTTCTTCCATGCCATCTTCTAATATGTCATAATATGCACTAGCGGCTTCAGAGGTACGTAACAAGGCAACATAAGCTTCTTGACCACTCTCTGTTGTTACGTCTAATCCCTCTATTAATGATCTATACCCTTCCCTAGTTTCAGGTAGAGTCCGATTAAGGTTTTTTAAAGTGCCATTTAGATGGTTTTGGGAATCGATAAACTTTTCTTGGTCAGTGTGAAAGTCATCATAAAAATTATCGACTAGCTCAATGAACTGTTCAAGACCACCTGCCATTTTAACTAATGCATCAGAGACACCAATTATATCTTTTTCAGGAGGAAGAGAGTTCCCGGTTTTAGCAAGAGCATCAAGAACCACAAACTTCTGAGCCATCAAACGAATAAGAGTATCAAAAGCACCCTCATTAACCTCCTGATACATGAGAACCAAATCTTCAAAAATAGACTCTGTTGCTCTGTCAGCCGCATAACTGAAAACCTCGGCAAGCTTCGCAGAGACTTCATCTCCTGTTAATCCCTTAAGTTCAATTCTACCTATATCAAAAGAATAATCCATCACCTTTTGCACATCAGTCCCAAGACCTTTTGCTACAGCCAATAAAGAGTTGCCCAAGTTTGACACAACATCGTCGAACATATCCTGAACTATTGCATCAACTTCTGAATATTGGGTGCTGTAACTATAACTGGTTTTAAACCAACTCTTTTTCTTAGTCCTAATGTCTTGGTAAGACTGGACAGGCGTTTCACCGCCATCCATAACATTTCCTAAATTGGTGTTTCCTATATTAATACCGCTGCCTTCTGCCGTCGTTATAGTTTTACCGAATAAACCAGAAGTGAACCAATTACTTATTTCACCTAAAAACTTAAATGGTGCAGAGGCAAAATCCCAAAGACCACCAAGCATAGAATCTCCAAGCATTTCAGATATTTTATCTATTGGATAATCTATTGCTTTCACTACCTCAGCAAATAATTCAGTTGCAAAAGCTTCCACAATACCTAAGCCACTAAGATCAAATCCAGAACCATCAAATTGCCCATTAGCTCTTGCCATCGCAGAAGCAAGCCCAGAAAAGCTACTGTTCATCTGCTTTAATTCTTTGGTGATGTTCTGAAGCTCTACATATTGGTCAGCGTTAATATCTTCCAACAAATCGTAACTGTCTCCAATGGAATTACTCTTTGCAGTTGGGTCGCCAAGAACGGTGCCTACTCCTCCTGCACCACCAGCACTGAAATTACCAGGCTGTGTAACTGATCCTCCACCTTCAAAAGTGGTAGACTGAATGGTAGAGAGTTGGATCAAACCTTCCACTGCTGCGGCTGCGGCTCCAGCCCAACCTACGGGGCCAGGAATGGTTAACTGCGCCATAATGGCTGATGCAGTATTCATGACTACGGCAGCCGAATTAAACATTTTTGCCGCCTCAAAGCCTTCTTTACTAGATTGATTTTGTGCGCCTGCTAATGAAGTGAATAGGGAACCGGCAATGTCTGTGTATTTGACTGCTTCTTCAAGCATTGATTTCTTAACTTCCGTGTCATGCCGGAGTATTTCATTGGCAGCTTCTATTTTAATTTTGGTCGTATCACCTTCCATTTTACTGATGTAATCAAACTTGGCTTTGTTCAAATCCATTGTGCGGTTATGGGCAGCAAGTTCCAACGCTTTCTGTTTTGCATAACCATCAAGACCTTGAGCCGCACGCCTAGCATCATCAAAAGCATCATCAGCTATGGCTAATTTAATTTTATAATCAGACAAAGCAGTCATTGTTTGGATTGCTTTTTCGGCAGCAGTGGTTCTGGCTATTTCAGTATCAAACAAAGACGCGGCAAGCTCAGTTTCAAGCCTCAGCATCTTGTCTTTGTTCTCTATTGAATTCACCTCTAGCCTAGCAGCATCTTCTCTGGAACCAAGTATTTCTGTAGATAGGTTGTTTAAATCCTCATATACCTTCTCTAAGTCTCTAAAGCTGTTAGCAATACGAATGTTGGCAGTTACGGCAACACCTTTGTATTTTTCTGTGAGTTCAATGAGCTTTTCCTGTAATTCATAGACTTTTCCCAGTGCGTCAATTTGAGCCTTTTCGCCACTCTCTGTTGTTTGGGCACCCTTCGGTACATTACTGATAGCTCTTTCCAACTCAAATTTAGTGGCATCAATCTCACTTTGTATCTGATCCTCTTGCAGCTTTTGCACCTCTCGGTAATACTCTTTGGCAGCAATGAGATGATTATCAAATTTATCCTTTTCTATTTCGACCTGCGTTTTCATACGCTCCTTACTACCAGCAATAAGAAGGGCCCTTTCCTTTTCATCTAAAACAAGCCTGGCCTTAGAAAGGGCAGCAGATTCTTTTTCTTCCTTACGTATTGCATTAGCTTTGTCCCCATCTACTGCGGCATTAATCTTACCACGTTCTGCAATCAAGGTGTTTATTTCCATTTCCATCCTTACTTGACTACCTACCAACTTTAGATATGCTTCAGCGTCCTCAATGGGAGGTAAAGGCGCACCTTCCACACCTTGGTTGCGCATCACTTCCGCAAGTCTTTTTGCCTCAACAGAACCTAAAAGTATTTCAGATTCCTTTCTAGCAAAATCAATCTGCATTTGGTTATCTGCTAGCTGGAGTTTGCGTTTTTCCTCATGGTATGCTGAGGCACTTGATAATCCAGCTTCGAATTTGGTCTTCTCCATTTCTAGTTGGGCATTCAAGTCGTGTTTACGACCTGCCATTTCTTTTTCTCTGTATGATTTGTTGAGTTCGGCATAAGCTTTTGCCCTACTCAAAGCCTCTTTAGCTTGCGCTTCGGAACCATTGTCTTCCGTCACATAAGAAGCTCCACCTTCTAATTCCGCTAGGATATTTGCTTTCGTTCCAAGCTCAAATACTGATCTTGAAACTCTTTGATGCAAATCTGTCAATTTATCAATACGATCTTTTAGCGCTTGATTACGTTCACCATAATACACATCCCCTGTTTCTATATCAGATTTTTTTTGTGAAGCAATGGTAGAGCGTAACTCATCCTTGGCCTCACTCAATCGCATATTGAGGTATTTAGCTTCCTCCCGTTTCTTTGTATACTCAGGTAAGTTTGAGCCTAAATTAGCCTCTGTCATAGATTGATGAGTTACAGCAGTACGAGCCTCTGCTTCAGTGGCACCACCCTTTATTGCTGCATCATATTCCCTCTGGGCTTTTGCCGCAGCCTGAAGCTGTGTTATCTGTTCTATCAACCGTCTGTTTGTATCATCAATTGCAGCATTGCCAGCATCTATTTTTTCCTGAGTTTTCTTTACAGCATTACCGTACTTTTCCCAAGCCCACATACCAGCCATAATAGCAACAGTTACCACAGTGAACCAACCGCCTATAGCCCGAAAAGCTTTGCCCATAAAAGATACAGAAGCCGCCGTTATTCTAGCCATCACACTTACAGCTTTTAATGCTGCGGCTTGATGGATGAGTGCAGCAGTATGAGCCTCTGCCTTAATGGCAGCTTGTGTATCAGCAGTTGCCAACCAATATTTTGTCTGTGTCGCCCTTAGTTGTTCTGCACTAACAAAACCAATAAGCACTCCTTGCCTTAATAAAGTAGCATTATACTTTAGTGCGGCAACATCCGCCCTTGCGTCAACTGCTATAAACTTAACCTGCTCCAGAGCGTGTTCCCTCTTTGCCGCAACAACTGCCCTCTCTGCCAGAATTACCTTGCCCTGTGCTGCCACCGCTGCCATGTTGGCATGTGTACTGGCTTGAGTAGTTTTGATATCGGCAGCCTTTGCAGCAGTCAATAGCTTTTCAGCAGCAACCCTCTTGGCTAAAGATATTTCTACCGCTCTGCCTTGCTGATACTCTTGTATAGCAAGACCCAGAACCACTTCGGCAGCAGCCACTCTGTATGCGGTAGAAGCCTGGATAGCGGCAACCTCTCTTGCTTTCATCGCAAGGTACTGTGCAGATGCTTTTAGCGCGTATATAGTGGCACTGGCACCTGCTTGTTTGAACTTGACATTCTGTGCCAAAGCCAAAGAATGTTTATTTTCCATATATATGGAATCATTAGTTTTTTTGATGTCTGCGGCATCTATAGTCATCTGTTGTGCTGTAACCAGTAGCTCTTTTTCCTTAACTGCCAGAGCCATAGCCGATGTGGATACATGTGCAGTTTTCGCCATTCCCAACACTGCCAGAGTCTTAGCCTCATTACGCAAAGCAGCAACGAATGCGGTTGACATAGCAATTGACAAACCATAAGCGGCTTTGACAGCCAACAATACCAATCTAAACGTAATGAAAGCTGTGGTAATAGCAGCTATTGGTGCAGCTAGGCTGATTATTTTTTTTGTGACAGCATATATTGCCTGCCCTGCTAACTTCAATTCCGTGATTAGTGGGCCTATAAACATCTGATTAGCACCAGAGGTCATTGCTGCCCTTAACTCGCCAAATGTTTCTTTTAATACACGGCCCACCTCTCTCGCGCCCTCAAGGAATTTAGGATTAATATCAAAAGCTAAGGTATCGTTGTTTATTTTGCCAAAGATGTCCTGAATCTCCATGAGAGTATCCTTAGCCTTAGTAAACAAATCATCGAATGCTAAACCTAATCCAATCTTTCCTATGTCCTTAATATTAGAAATCAAACCATCCCAAGTCTTCTGGGATTCTAGACCTGCCATCTCAAATGGCTTCATCAGTTTCATCATGAAAGGATATAAATCAGCACCAGCAGCCTTAGCTTTATCAAACTCTTTTCGAATTGCAGTACCTGCTTGTAAACCTAACACTTGTGCCATACGGGAGTGTTTGGTGATGTTTGCTTGACCAAGCAACGAACGGATCTCCTCTGACATCTGATCAAATGGCTGACCAATCGCACCCGCCATTTGATAGACAGCAGTGGTAAAATCAACTACCTGCTTTGTGTCAAAGCCCTGTCGCAATGCAACTGGTAATGATATTTGGAAACCCTGAACTAACTCATCAAGGGTTGCTATCGTTTTTAAGTTTGCTACCTTGAGCATATCAATGGCTCTGCGAGAATCCCCCTGAGCCAACATAAATGCCTTCTGGGCATTCATCTGCTTACCTGTAACCTCATCCATATACTTGCCCACAACTAGATAAGATGAAGCTATGCCCAACATGGCAGTTTCCATCAATGACAAGTATTCAAAAGCTTCTCTAAAGGCTGCACCCACAAGTCGAACAGCGGCGACAAGACCTGCAAAGACAGCAATCGTAGCACCTATTCGGACAATACGTTCTTCTATGGTTTTGAGTGTGTGTCGGAGACCTGTGGTTGATTTGTGTACCTGACTTACACCAGCGTTCATAGCAGCCATTGCAGCAGTGCCGCCCCTACCGAAGCGGGCGGCCTGCATATCTAAAGCGGCTAGTGCTGTTTGAGCACCACGGGTATTATGAATGATGTCAAGCATCGACTTGGTGATGACTCTGGCACCAACGGCTACACCAGATCCATCAAGCGTGGTTGTCATAGTTGAAACAGAATCAGTCATACATCACCCGCGATTATCGTAATAGTGTTTAAGATATGCACCATCTAAAGTGGCTAAAAGAATCAAATAATTCCTACGGTCATCTTTATCGTCCACCTCATTTTCATCTAACCATAAAACCTTTACGTGGTAAGGGATTTCTAACACACCAGATGATGCAAACCCTCTACTGCCTGATAAATCCCTATACATTGTATATATAGGTTCTTGGAACTGATTTAAAACGGGGCGGGTCCTCAGGCATTGTGGTATATCTTCCTCAGTCTCCGCCCCGGCAGCAATCTCCAGTAAAAAATCCATCCTACTACCCCATGTTAAATTCCACACAAGGTAATCTACGAGTTTTTTGCGTCCTCCTCCTGTTGGCCCCTACGGAACAGATTGAAGTTGGTTGCAAGCTTGATGACATCGGTAAAAAGACGATCACCGAGTTTGAAGCCCATCGCAACATTCTCTTTGGAGAAAGGCAGAATTTCCCCCTCTTCATTGTAAATGCCAGAGACAAACTCGCCAGCATCGTTCTTGGATTCCCAACCCAGAATGACTGTTTCTGCATAAACTTCGGCAAGAACCTCATGAAAGGCTTTGTCCGAGAAATTGTCATTGCGGATGCGAGTCTCGTAAGGCTTGAGACGGAGTTTCAGCATTTTGTCGTAACGGGAGTTTTCAGTGCCGGCGAAAGTGGCGAGAATACGAACATCTTCATCCTCGTACCAAATGCCTTGTTTTTTGATTTCTGGATCGAGTTTGTACTTGTCGTATGGATTGACCTTCTTTGTAGCGGTTCCTTCTTGCATGGATTGTCTCCTCTAATTGTTTCACGCTGATGCGTGTTGAGTATCACTGTCAGAGTGCAGGATAGACAGCCTACCTTGCACTCTGACAGCATGTTAGCTGTTAAGACGATGCATTACATAGACTATGCAAAATAATCTATTTGGAGCGTTTTGCCCGCAAACAATGACGGAGAAGAAATATCAGGCGCACCTTCAATCTCAAAATCAGCCATGAAGTCAGCACTCGCACTACCTGCAACGACTTTCGGATTCATGATGTTTGCATTACAGAAAGTGATCACGTAGCCCCTGGTTGCTGATGCAGTAGGCAGACCATCAATGGCATAGAAGCTGATTGGTCCTGCTTGCTCATTCAGATACTGGTTATACAGATCAAGATTGGCAAAGAACGTCGAGATAGAACCAGTGACCAAGATGCGACCAGAACGAACGCCAACAGCAGCGGCAGAACCAATACCATATTGACCAGCAGCACCTTCTTTTGTCCACTTGACGCTGAGTTTTTGCACGATGCCAGCAATGGTTGAAACTGCGCCAGAAGTGGAACCAGCATTAACACCACGCCATACAGTACCAATGCCTCGCACAGAATCAATGACAGTACCGACGGTTGCAGCGGCATAAGTAGCACCAGAGATGCCAACTATAGCAGCAACTTCTGCCTTGTTGATAAAACTCATGGAGCCCTTCAAGAAATCACCAACACCGACTTCAAGAGAACCTTCAGTTGGGAAAGAGCCTGCATACCGCAGATAAAGAGTAGCCGACATTTTCTTTTCGACAGTGAAGCTATTGAAGGTGGTGCCGTTACGCAGACAAGAACCCTTGATCGTGGTAGTTCCCATTGCAGCAAGAAGAACAGTGATCATGGTTTTAGAGCAACAATCAAAAGTGATATCTGTGGCTGAAACAGTCACAACTCTGCCGATAAAGCTACCGTTGGCCGAACCAGAACCATCTGCAAACACTTTCAAGAACTGTCCAGGTATGACTTGATTCGTAGTCAAGAATGAGCCACCAGCCGCAGTCAATGTGCAGGTAGTACCAGATGCGGCGGAGATAGCAACATCATCCCCTGAATAATCAACAGGGGGCGTGAATGCGCCGTTCAGAGCAGAAGCAAGCAGAAGATTGGACGTTTCACTGGCAGAAACTGAGAAGTTGAGAGAGCCAGTAGATTCTTCTTTCGTGGTAACGGCAGCAGAAGCCTGACCAGAGGGGTTGATCTCATTTGGACGGGCGCGTGTCTTGCTACCACTGAAACCTTCACCATCAAGTCGGAGAGACTTGAAAGAAGGAGTGGCAGGGGTGACTCCCCAAGTGGCTTCGGGGACGATGGACATCACTAGATCATTGGTGTCTAGTGCGGCAGAATAACCTACGGTGGGCGACATAATTTATCTCCTTTGTGAACGTGTTTAACATCTATACAATGTTAAGTGATATCCTTACCGTCTTTATCTACATATTTGTAGACACCATCTGAAACGAATATACACTTCAGTTTAGGTTTTGTCACGGGAATTACATCTTTAACAATTTGACTTTCTGGCTTGCTGCCAGCACTTGATTTACTTTCATTCTTTGACATAATTTACTCCTCTCAATGAAGTTCGTCTGTATGGAAAGGCACCACGATATTTACTTGGTACCATCCGAAATTATCATTACCTATATTTTCTACTGTGGGCGCCCTACATACTATCGTTTGACCACTCCAATTTCTATATAAAGCAGCAACTGAATCAGCTTCACTCAAAACACCAATAGTACCAGCATCTAGAGGTGCAAATAATTGAATAACAAGTAGACCGACCGTTCTAAATGTTTTTACTGGAGAGCCAATATCCATCTGTTTAGTCATGCCTTCAATGATGGTAAATCGTGCCCATATAGAAGCAGGTGATGGTCTAGTGAATCCCTCATTTGGAAATTCAGTAGGTACACTCACACCAGTTAAATATTTGGTTCTGAGTTCCTGGTATATTGAGGTACTAGACATTATAATGGCCCCGTTGCATTGGTAATATTGCTCAAATCAGTAACAGCAGTAAACGGATTACCTACTCCACTTGCAAAGTGAAGGAATGTCTCTTGTACTGATATTCTAAAAATACCTAGTGGTGTAGAATCATATCTACCGTCCTCTAAAAACTTGACATAATGAACATTATTGAAAATATAGTACCGCTCATAAGCGCCATTATTTCCAAAACCCTTAATCTTAGTACCTTGACCGAAATTTTTACCTGAACTTATTGTTGTCCTAACTAATTGTTCAGTGAGGATTTTTGCAGGATTTTCCCGAGAACCTCTTATGCGATTATTGGGCCTGTTCTTAGAGACTTGCCAGTTAGCTCTGGCATGACCTGTGGCGTATGACGCCATTGGTGTACCTTTAGTGGGTGTATGATAAATAAGCCGTCTACGCAGATACATCATTGTTTCAATTTGGCGGCGAGTATATTCCCGAGGAATTGTCGTAAGACAAAAAGTCTCTATTGCTTCGTTGAACTGTTTTGTGAAATTAAGACCCATCACAAACCTCAAAAATGATTCAACAAGTTCCAATGCCCACAAGACTTACGGATGCACTTTAATTTAATGCATCCATAAATGAACATTTCTACCGCTGACTGATTTGGCTTCGACGTTTTACCGAAAGCAAAGACCCACATACCATCTGACTTTCTTTCGATTAATCGCTTGCCGCATTTTTCACAACTAACAAACCCTTCAAGAGTCATGGTGTATAAACCAATCTATCGTCTTTCACCACATACAGAACATCAGTATTCGGTAATCTGTACTTTTCAATGTCCTGCACACGATAGTACGTGGTTGCGGTTAAATAAAGTCTGTCACCTACCTCTGCACCATAACGAGAAGGCACAAAACATTCCAAAGCGAATGTCAGAACTTTACCAGTGGAGGTATCTCTGTCTACCTCAGAACTTCTTTTATCCTGCGTCAGTAATCCATCAACATTGGATTTTCTGATTGACCAGCCTTGAGTCGTAGCAAAAGTGATAGGGTCTACTGATGTGGTAGGTGTCAATAACAATGCACCAATAGGAAGATTGCATTTATACAAAACACCAGCATATTCAGTGATCGCATCCTCAAAATCATCGGCAGTAGTGTTGATTACCAAATACTTTTGAGAATGAAATTGGATAATGTCGCCAGTGACAATAACAGTTTGGTATTGGAAAGAGCAGTTCAGCATATTCTCCCTAAGGAAAGCATTCGCCGACAACTCATTCACCTCATAAACAATCTTCTCAGTCAGATTGGTAGGACTACGAAAAATTGTGGCTGTCACGCCCAATTCATTGATAACCTCTGCTATGTCGAGACCAATGCCCGGCATCCTAATCTCCTGAGTTTATGTAACTAGAAACATCGTAAGTCGTGTCTCTGCCTATAACGTCATAGCTAAAACCTGGCCCTACCGCTGCCCCAAATTGTTTATATGCAGCAATGCCCGTAAATAACTGTTGGTTCTCTTCAAGGGCAGTGGCGTACTCACCGTCCATGACTTCAAGCAACTTGCCGTAATGCTCAAACCGCTGTTGAAGGTTAACCTGCTTGTATTTGAATTTTTGGGCAGAAGCTACCCACAAAATGAATACACAATGTCGTAGTGTCCTTTTAGCGAGCCACATTGTTTGAGTTGCTTCTGAGTTAGGCAATAACCAACCTAACTCAGATGCAGCCGTTGCTACCGCAGAGGCATAGCCCTCAACTGTGATGAGTTCAGACGATGAAGAAAGCTGGATTTTAACCAAATCAATTACGTCATCAGCGGTGGCCATAAGTTACGCCTTATTCCTTTTGACAATCTTCTTTGCCGGCTTTGCTTTTGCAGCTGGTTTTGCAGCTGGTTTAACGGGATTAACCTTTTCTGTCGTGGTAGATTGTTCAGCCTTCGGTTTCACGACAGGCATATCTTTCTTGGAAGATTCGGGCTTAGCGGGAACGTTGACGATACCGCTGGGGCTTGCCGATGCTTCTTTAGCGGGCGTACTGCCTGCAACTTCTTCAAACAAGGAACGGTTATCATTCACATAGTCAGGGAAAGAACCGTTTTCATCGGACTCCACTTCAGTCCCTTTATCGAGTCGATGGTTGCTGCCGAATTTCACATTTGTTTTCAGTCGTAGTTTCATGGTAAACTCCTCATAAGGATTGCACTGAATATGGGGCGGACTGAGTCCGCCCCATATGATGAATTAGCCAACGATCATCTTGAACGTGGTATCGGGATGATACAGAACAGGCAGACCTTTGTCCTGAACACGCAACCAAATACCTTCCGGGTCCCATTCAAGCTCGGTGTCAGCGTAGAAACCATGACGCCGATCGATGCCATAAGGCGCTTCCATAAATTCAGCAATAGGCTCGCCACCTGATTTGGAAGCGATGAGATGAAATTCATTGTCAGCAATGAACTTCTTACGCATCTGAACCTTGTCGCGACCGCCGACGAAAATGGTAGTAGGCTGAGCATCAAGAGTGACCGTCCCAGCATTAACATCGACGGCATTGATGACCTCGTCTTCCCAGACACCATAAAGCATGGTGTTGATAAAGCGCAAAGTTTCACCAACAACGAAGTCGGAAACATCGTCCAGATAAATCGTGGTGCTCGACGGGGTGGTGAGGAGTTGTGCCTGAATCTCGTAAAGCTCGTCATACACGGTGAGCTTGCCGACGCCCAGCAGGGTGGCAAGAACGTGGCTTGGGTTTGAAAACAGGTCACCGTTGCCGAATGCTGACTTTGAAAGAAGTGCCTGAATCTTGTCATCAAGAATCAGCACCTTCAAAAGCTCGCTGTTCAGAATGGCATATTCAGGCACAACACCGGCATCAGTGGAGAGGACAGTTTTAGCATCAAAGATGTCCTCGACGGGATTGCGGGTTGCACCATCAGTCCACTTGCGTGTAGCTGAGAGGGTTTCGGTGTGAGAAGTAGGGATGCCGTAACTGACGGTGAACTTAGCGCCACCGTTAGTCTGGTAAGAAATGGTGCCCTGGGTGATCATCTGGCTGACCATCCACTCACGGCGACGTTCACAACGATACTGAAGCTTCTTGACACCTTTGGCGAGCTTGCGCTCGGCAGTGGCGTATGTAGAAGTAGTACCAGGCTGACGAAGGTTGTTCAAAAACTCCTCGTCAAAGTACATTTTTTCTTTCCAGTAGGCCGCGCGGGCCTCTGCGTTGCTGACGCCATCAAGGCCGACAGTTGGGGCAACAGAACCAGGAGCAACAAACGGGGTCATGCCGCCCGATGTGTACTCAAGCTCCCATCGAATCGTATCCGATGGATACTGGACGGAAGCAAACATGTTGGAGAAGAAGTTGGTAGGAACCTTATCAAGCTGACTGATCAGCTTATTAAGTGTTACCAACTGCAACGCGGGGATACCTTGGATGCCTTTCATTCTTTTCCTCCTTTAAAGGAATTTATGATCTGTTAAGATCGGTTATTTGAAAATAATGTGCGGGCCATCTTCGATACCACCGAGAGCAGTCAGTGCCTCAGCAGTCGCGTTGATCAGAGAAGCCTTATACAAAATGCAGTTGGAGAGGACGACAGGAGCAAGAGCACCTTGTGCATTAGCACCAGTACCAGTGTCTACATCTTTGTCGAGGATATATTTTGCAACAGAGAACGGAGCCGCGCCAGCCTTAACAAACACATAACCGCCCTTAGCGACAGTTGCGTTAGTTGCGGTGTAAGCACCACAAGCGATAGTGGCATACAGCGGACCTTCTGTGATCGCAGTAATAGTACCGCAATCAACAAGACCATCGCCGGCAGTGTTCTGGTAATAAACGTCATCACCAACAACAAACTTGAGGGCATCTGCATTGCTGACATACAGGAAACCAGTTGCACCGTTAGCCAACATTGGTGCGGAACCAACAGCAGAATCAGAGCCGAAAACCACGTTACCGAAAACGGGAACGTAAGGAACCATCAGGCCCGTGTTTCCTGCAGCAGAGATATTCTGTGCCATGATAGTACCAGCTCTCAGTACACCATAACCAGGAGCGATTGTTTTGTCCTTAATCAAAGCTTGCTCACGGCGGGAATAGTACAGACGCTTGTAGCCTGGACCTTCGCCGTTACGCACCATGTGAGGAATGCTTCCACCTAGTTCTTTCATTGAAATTTTCTCCTTTAACTTACGAGTTGTCGGTTAAACACCGAATAATTACTTAGCAGTTTGTCCCAGGTGACTAAGCATACGAGTTGCCGCTGCATCACTCTCACCATTGGTTTTGTCATCATCAGCAGGAGGACGACCAGTACTGAAACCTTGAACAGAATCAGCATCTTCCGGAGCCCATTCAGCGAGTTCAGCATCAATGGCTTCATTGAACTTGACCATATCAAGGACACCATCAGCAATGAATTGCTCATGATCGACCAGACGTTGAATTTTCGCAAACAAGCGCTCGGGAAGACCAGCTTCCTTGAACTTGGCTGAGAATGTGTTGGATGCAGTTGCTTTCAGATCAGACAATGCACGGGCCTGATCAGCTTGCTCCAACTTGAGAAGGCGCTTTTCGGAAGCGGTATTCTCATCAGTCAGCTTGGTGTTCGCCTCAACAGCTTCAGCGAGTTTGGTTTCAAGTGTCTTTTTCTCGTCCGCAAAAGCAGCCGTGACATCAGTGGTAACCTGAGTCGTGACAGCGGTCGTGACCTCATCGACGATGGCATTATACTCGCCTTCGTGCTCCTTCTTGAACTGTTCCTTTTTCATACCTTTTGTTTCCTCCTCTGGGGGGTTATTATTACTCTCGGTTTCAACCTGAATATCTTCTGCACCTTCATCAGCCATTGCAGCCGACCTTGTATTACTATCATACCCGAAAGTACAGACCGAAGCTTCCTTCAGCGTACACTTGCGCCATATAGTACCTGGACCCTTCATCTCAAACCCGTTTACTGTCGCAACTTCATCTTCGGCAAGTCGTTGGATTTTTGATGGTCTCGCATATATAGATGCTTCGTAAGGAAAACCTTGACCAGAGAGTTCACGGAATTTCAAACTTTCAGGAGAGTCTACAAACGTCGCGGCAGCCACAGACAGTTGATTGTCCTCTTTGCTCCACTTGGTAGCGAAACCGATCTTCATGGATGTGGAATGGTCTTCAAGAATAGGAGTTTTGTTTGTGGGAATTTTCAAGCCTTCAAGATCGATGGCAAGATCGCCCCAATACCAATGATCAGGAATAATACCACCTGAATAGGCGGTCATTACGAGCTGAGGCTCTTTGTTTTCGCCTTCAGAAAACTGAATGGTAGCAGAGCAGTTTGGATCGGAGAAGCGTAGCGATGTGCCTTTTATGATCTCTGTTTTTTTCACGGAAAGCTCCTTAGTCAGCCCAGCAGTTAATCACTACTAACACTGGGACGGAATTAAATCAAGGGAAATGAGAAACAACAATTTATGTTTCTATTCTTTTTTTGTGCGTTTCTTCAATACTGGCTTGGTAGCAGGTTTGTTTACTGGTTTAGCGTCAGGATTCTTATCAGCAACACTTTCTGCTTTGCCTTCTATTGCGGCTTGATCAACTGACAGAGCAAGTGCTGGATAATTCTCGGCTTCAGTGGCATGCTTCAGACGCAGACGGCGGTAATTGGCGAATCCCATTTTCTGTGCGATGACTTCATTGGGTATTCCGAGCGTCTCATTCGTGGATCCATGCTTGACTCCAAGGTAGGCTCTTGCAACACCTTCAGCATCATTCATCTCCGAAGTTGGGAAGCTGATAATGATTAACTGTTCAGGGCGCTTCTGCACTTTCTTGAAAACAGGCTCCTGATCTTTAAAATCTACGGCGACCTTCTGGCTGAATTGTGTGGCAAAATTACTGACAGAGCTTCTCAGGAAAAAAACACTACCATAAAAGTCGTAACGCAGGAATTTTTCAAAAGCGGAAACCTCATCAGAGATACGATCTGCCATTGGTCCACGTGTCGCTTTAACTGAAGCGAACGTGCCTTTAGACTGACCAGAAGTCACGTCTTCTGGTTCGTTAAGACCTGAAGTGATCATATGGAATATATCTGTATCGGACTCAGAGATTGTTGGCAAAGATGGGTTCTTACATTCAATGGTCATACCTGGAGGCATGATCAAAGTACCACCAGGAGTCTTTTTAGCCATAATACCTGTCTTAGCTCTTTCTGCCTCTGATAATGACAACCAAGACCGAAATGCTCTTGCATCGGACATTGTAACTATCCACAGGTAAGAACCTGCTGACTTCTTGTGATCGATTTCATACTTCTTGAGGTTTTCATAGTGGTTCAACCATTCTAAGATGGTTCTCAGATAGGACACATTACGCTTGGTCATGAAGCCCTTATCCCAAGAAACAATGAACCGCTTGAAACCTCCAAGATTTTTATACTTGCTGCCTTGACCCTTCGAACCAGCTAGTGCTGCATGACTGAATCCATCTTGCTTGGCTGCAACAGCGACTAATTCAGGATATCTCGCAATGAAGATAGAAGGAATCAGAACTTTATCCTTTTCGCCGCCATTAGGATTCTCAGTCTGGACGAAATAAAACAGAGGCATGGTTGCTTTATTGGGATGGTAAATAACTCCATCTTCCCCTCCGCCACCAACGTGACTAGGATCAATAAAGTCGACCTCAACAAATCCAGATGTATGTATCGTCAGGCAAAGGAATAACTCGCCCTCTATAACGGAGCGAGCCACGTACTTCGGCCAGAAGGTGTAGAGTCTATTGCGTGGATCTTGATCAAGTTCCTCCAACACATCCTGTATATCAGGAATTTCACTAGACACCTCAAAACCGTATCCAGCTAAACGCCCGACTTGACCCTTTACTGCTGTACTTACCTGGGGATTCTTATTGAACTTATCCCAACATGCAAGCTGGAGATTTTCGCGACCAACACCACCTTTGAGTTTGAAGTCACCATCAGCCATACTGTCTGAAACACCTGAGTCTTGTTCATCTAGCTGCCAGGGCATTGTAAACTGGATGGACGCAAGTTCATCATCTGACAGTTTTGCAAGAGCAGTAGCCGCCATCGTCATGTTCAAATTTTCTTCCATCATAGTTACCCCTTTTCCATCAGTTAAAATATAGTAGTCTCTGGCTAATTGCAAGAAGTTATGAATAACACAACAATGCAACAATTAAAGCATTGAGGCGCTTCGAAGGATGCTGCCTCCCTACATCCGTTTGAAAAAACATATCATCTTATGCAGTCGTTAAAAGACTTCGGTTACGAATCATGGAACCGAAGTAAGAATCATTGCCTCGTTCCTTAAATTGATCAACACGTATATCTCTGCCACCAAACATTGCCCATGCCGTAGAAAACATGGCATCATCCTGCACACCATACTTTTCGCTCTTCTCAGGAGAACCAAACCAACGCTTATCTTCATCATGAAAGAAAATTGCGGCTTCCTCCTTAAGTATGTCCTCTTCTGAACTTCCCCAAACCGCGAGAGGTGCGCACTTAAACCGACAAGTGCTGATTGCACCATGCATCTCAGAGAAGGCAGCTTTCTGTTTATCGTATGAAGGATGTATTGGTTCAAAGGATATCTCATGTTCTTCACACCAGGGTGCCATGTCCCAGATGCCCCAACGCTCTCCACAGATAGCATCAACACCATCATAGGTTTCATGAGCCTCTAAAATCGTGTGTTTAATGCCCTCTAACAGACTGTCACCGATATGTGCTATTTCCAGAGCCACATATATGTACTGAGGATTACCATCATCAGCCATTTTCAGGTTAGATTTACTGCCAGGCAGTCCCTTTGCAACAATAGTCACGATTGTTCTAGCAGCGGTACGGTCCGTTTTTAGTGGATCAGCGCGGTCAATCCCTGCGAGGATGGCCCAATTCGTGTCATAAAGATCTCCTAAAACTGTCAATTCCTCCATAGTAGCAGGTCTAGCTTGTCCGAAAGAGTCTTTGAGCTGATAAACATCTTTGATCTTCCAAAGAGAAAGGTCAATCTTGCGGATTTCACCAATCTCATACTCAAAAGAATGTGGAGCGCCTTTCGCCATCATGTCATCGATGGAATCCTTGATCTTGATCTTCTTCGCCATCAACTCAAGGAGCACAGGACCTGGAGACAAGTGACCATCAACACCTAAAACGCCCATACATTCCAGCATGTCACTAGTAAACACCTTCTCAGCATTGGAGCTCCAGATGTTCATGAAGTATTTTTCAAAATCACCTAGAGGAAACTTGGCACGATAATCATCCAGCTGTTGCTGGTCCATGTTCGGGTTCCAATAATCCTTAATTTCGGCATCTTTGGAACAGCGATATGAAAAGAAGAGAGTTTTGGTGGTTTTCTGCGTAAATGCCAGATACATCTTGTAAAGCACATGGGTTTTGGGCGATACGGTCGAGTCAATGACGCCCATAGCGTTCGGCACGTTACGCATCGAACCATCGAGCTGGGTGAAGAACTTAGGATTCTTCATATCGAACATTTCGGAGAATGTATAGCCTGTGATGTTGGAAACGATGCCTGAAAATGACGATAGTGGTTTAAGGACTGAGGTGACGTGACCAAAAGAATCTCGCAAGCGAATTTCCTTCTCCTGGATGTTTCGCTCACCGATAATGTTATATAGTTTCGGTGAGTTCTTGATGATGTCCTTCATGACCTCATAGTGAACAAACTTAACCTGGTCTTTACTGTTTGCACCCAAGACGATCTGCTGCTTGGGCCAATTAAAGAACTTCCACAACTGAATAAGGACGGCAAGCAGTGACTTACCTTCACCACGCATCCACGACAAGATGATCAGGCGATAGATGAACCGACCCTGCACCATCCTAAGACATTTCCTGCATTCAATCTTCTGCATCTCCCAGATATAGTTGTAGGACTTGCCTGACTTAGGATGAATACCTTTGTCTAGTGCGCCTAAGGATGTCCAGACCGCAATATCACTACCGTCAGGATAGATTGGTACCCACACATTCTCCTCTGCCCAAGTGATAAAACCTTCAGGACCATCACGATAGTCCATCGGCTCATATATTTCGTATGGAGGTAATTTGTCAGGATCAAAATCGTCAGGATTGTATATCTCAGGTTCTTCAGGTTCGTCTGCCAATTCATCTGCCACAAGATCAGAAGGCAGAACTTCATCGACGGCAATGTTGTCCTCAGGAATTGGCGTTCTGCGCCTTTTGACTAGAGTTGCCATTATGTCGATACGCCTTCAACTTCGTCTTGGCATATGAACTTGGCACAGACCTCAAGCATATCAACCTTCTTGCTATACTTGAGGCATTGGCTAAACAATACTGTGTAGTTGTGGCAATACGCACAACATGCGGCTTTCCTCAAATCAGGTATGCTCATACATCCTCCTTATAAAGCGGGCAATGGTCAAGGTGCTTGTTGGCTCTAAATTTTGGATACGTGGATGCTACAAATACACAACATTCGGTTGGCACCAACGGCATCACTTCTTCCTTAACCTGTAAATCACATAATTTGCTGTCAAGCTCTAACATAGCGTCCTCAAGTTCGGTCAATATTACGTCATGCATGGCTCACCTCGTCACATTCTTTTTATTATCGGCACCACGTGATATTGCATCATAGTGGGTAGGATCACCGAAACCTCGATTAGCTTGACCAGGAGCTATTGTGCCATCATTAAATCCTACAGGCCCACCTTTGATGCCAATATCCTTCCACAACAAGGATATTGTTTTCATGGTATCTCGAATCTCCTTATAAATAGGATGTATCGCAGGATTACCGTGCCGATCAAAGTACCCGACATTCTCTAAAGACTTCTCTAAAATCTTTAAGCGGCACAGTGAGGAGTACATAGGTACCAGGTGCATCCCTACCTTATACGCATCAGACTCATCTAGTCCGCGATAGGTTAGGAATACTGTGTCAATAAAGCTCTGCAAATATTGGGTTTGTACGGCACACGGACGGTTAGCGAGTACAGGCGCAACAAGGCATTCATCTCCTATGGGGCAGATTTCCTTATTGCATTTCTGTATGGCATCCCAGCTCACGAGGTTTAAACCCTCACGAATTTCACCTTTCACCATACTGTTGCTGTTTATGTCTATAGGTATCACTTTCGTGTTATCGTTTTTGCTTTTACTTTCAGGGCGCATGGTAGGAGCTCCTCATTTGGCAGCAGATTTTGTTCTGTTCTCATCTCTTCTCATCTCTTCTCATCTCCACCACTGAAGATATACTCGTTTTTGTTTTACCGCAACATAAATACATTCGATTTTGGCGTTTTTGGGCCGATCCTAGCGGAAAACACGTTATTTTTCGTGTTTTCGCGTA